AGTTGAAGAAACGATTGAAGAATCTGCTGAAGTTACCATTTCTTTGGATCTTGCAAATATACTGACTGAAAGGCTTCGTGCTGGCAGAGGTAAAACAACAGTTGATGTAGATTATATTGGTGACAGTTATTTTACAAACGTTTCTCAGCGCAAGTTTAAACTTAAGATTAAACCAACTAGTAGATCAACAGCTGACATCACTGGTGAAAAGAAAGACATCATTGCATTCTTACAAACAGATGATTACGGAATGGAAGATGAAGATATTAAAGATCTTTTTCCAGAGCTGTTGCGTTAATCGTTAAAGAAGAAGTTAATTACGAAACACCACTATGAAACTTATTACCGAACATTTAGAAGATCTACAATATATCACCGAAGAAACAAATGGTAAAAAAGAAACCTTTATTGAAGGTATCTTTATGCAGGCTGATAAAGTAAACCGTAATAAAAGGGTTTATCCAAAGGCAACACTAGAAGCTGCTGTTATGCGCTATGATAAAGATTACGTGAAAACGGGTCGCGCTGTTGGGGAACTCAACCATCCCGAAGGACCTACAATTAATCTTGATAAAGTATCCCACCGCATTACTGAACTTAATTGGAACGGATCTGATGTTATGGGTAAAGCACTTATTCTTGATACTCCAATGGGAAGCATTACGAAAGGTCTTCTTGAAGGTGGATGCCAACTTGGTGTTAGTTCACGAGGCATGGGATCGGTATCAAATAAAGCTGGTGTAACAACTGTTAATAAAGACTTTATTCTTGCAACAGTGGATATCGTTCAAGACCCCAGTGCTCCGTCCGCCTTTGTTGACGGTATCATGGAAGGTGTTGAATACTTTTTTGAAGGAAACGAAATTGTTTCCCGCGCGGCTGAAGAAGCCAAAGCTGAAATGGAAAGGCTTACTGCCGCCAAACTAACTTCTTTACAGGAAAGCTTGTTTACAGATTTTCTGAAGAAGATATCGTAAAGAATTTTTTACATTATGGATGTTTTGATTATAGCATGGGAAATTACTGACTAATATGAGACTGGGTAACATACCCCTCTCCAAACATAATAGAAAACAAACATGGAAAACATAGATAACCAAGAAGACATTATCGAGGATATCGTTGAGTCCGACTTGCTTTCTCTTGAACAAGGAGAGGTGGAGGAATCCGTCTCAGAAAACGTAGAAGAGATTGAAGAAGGCAAAGAGAAAGTTGCTGCTGAAGCTTCTGAATTGAAAAAGGCGAAAGCCACTGAAGGTGCTCATGAAGATGAGGAAGAAGTCGCCGCTGGTGATGACAGTCCTTCTGAAGAAGATGAAGATGAAGATGCTGAAGCTGTAACAGAAGATGCACACAAAGAAGAAGAACCTGAAATGGTTAATGCTGACAAGCATTCCGAAGAAGGTGATGAAGCTGATTCTTACCTTAAAGCTCGCCGTGAAAAGCGGAAGGGCGAAAAGGGTGCTGTTGAAAAGCAGGATCTGGAAACAGGTAAGGGTGTGAAAGAAGATACTGAAGTTGAAACAACTGAAGAAGTTGTTGAAGCAACTGAAGAAGTTGAGACTGCTGAAGAAGTGGTTGAAGCAACTGAAGAAGTTGAAGCAACTGAAGAAGTGGTTGAAGAAACCATTTCATCTGAAGACCTTACTCGTCTTGTTGAAGAGGAAGAAGGTTTAACACCAGAATTCAAGGCAAAGGCTGCTCTTATTTTTGAAGCTGAGGTTCGTACCAAAGTTGAAGAATCAAAAGATCGCCTCGAGTCTGAATATGAAGCTAAGCTTAGCGAAGAAGTTGAAACGATTAATGAGACACTCACTAATCAGGTTGACGCTTATCTGACCTATGCTGTTGAAGAATGGATTAACGAAAATGAAGTTGCTATTGAAACTTCACTTCGTACTTCTATTGCAGAAAACTTCATGACTTCTCTTAAAGCTCTGTTCGTCGAGAACTACGTTGAAGTTCCTGAGAGCAAGGTGAATCTCTTTGATACTCTCGAAGAAGAAACCGCAACACTTAGGGAAGATCTTGCCAAGGCTAATAGCATTGCTGATTCTCTTGCTGATCGTATTGACGATCTTAGCCGAGAGAAGATTCTTGCTGAAGCTACTAAAGATCTTGCTGAAACACAGTCTGCTAAACTTATTAAGTTGGCAGAAGGAGTTGATTTTGACGAGGAATTCACGAAGAACGTGGAGACCCTCAAGAAGTTTTACTTCAGTGGTTCCAGCAAAACTATTGCAGAAGAGTCTCAGGAAACTGAAGACGAAGCTGTTGAAACCATTGTTGAAGGCGCAGATGTTGAGGAAGAGACTTCCGACGCTCCTGTTGACAAAACAATGGCCTCTTACATGGAAACACTTGGGCGCCTCGAAAAGAGTGCTACCTAATTAAATTTCCCAACAATAACTTATAACATCATATAAAAAAATGTTTAAATCAGAAGAATTAGAAAAGAAGTGGCAGCCCATTTTGGAGTCTGCCGACGCACCTGCTTTTGTCGACAACTATCGTAAGTCGGTAACTGCAGTCCTCCTTGAAAACCAAGAAATCGCTGCTCGTGAAAGTGCTGCCCAAGCTAACTTCCTCACAGAGGACCAAACGCTTACTGGTGCTGTTGCTAAGTGGGATCCCGTACTGGTTTCCCTCGTTCGCCGTGCAATGCCAAGCCTCGTTGCTTATGACATCGCTGGTGTTCAGCCAATGACCGGTCCTACTGGTCTCATCTTTGCGATGAAGGCTCGTTACGGTGGTCAGGATTCCCCAGACAATGCTGTTATCGACACTGATGACGACGAAGCTTTGTTTGACACAATTCTTGATAACCACTCTGGTGCAGGATCTGCTGGATCCGGTACAGGTATTGCTACTGCAACTGCTGAAACTTCTACCTCCATTGCCGATATGGGTTTCACCATCGAGAAGCAAACGGTTGAAGCTAAGACTCGCCAACTCCAAGCTGAGTACACAATGGAACTCGCGCAGGATCTTAAGTCCGTTCACGGTCTTGATGCTGAAGCTGAACTCGCAAACATTCTCTCTACTGAGATTCTTGCTGAGATCAACCGCGAAGTTATCGCTAAGATCAACTCCGAGGCTATCCACGGTGCTGCTCAAGGTGCAACTCCTGGTACATTCGATCTTGACACTGACGCCGATGGACGGTGGGCAGTTGAGAAGTTCAAGTCTCTTCTCTTCCAGATCGAACTCGAAGCGAACAACATCGCTAAGGGAACTCGCCGCGGTAAAGGTAACTACGTGCTTGTAACAAGTAACGTTGCTTCTGCTCTTGCAGCTGCTGGTGTTCTTGATTACACACCTGCTCTTAGTACTGATCTTAACGTGGACGACACTGGTAATACCTTCGCAGGTCTTATCAACGGACGCCTTAAGGTTTACGTCGATCCTTTCCAGAGTACTGACTATGCTACTGTTGGTTACAAAGGTTCGAATGCTTACGATGCTGGTATTTTCTACTGCCCTTACGTTCCTCTCACGATGGTGCGTGCAGTTGCTGAAAATACATTCCAGCCGAAAATCGGTTTCAAGACTCGCTACGGTCTTGTGAGTAACCCGCTTGTTAGCTCCACCGCCGTTTCTACTGGTGGAACTGGTGCTGATAGCAACCCTTACTTCCGTCGTTTCCTCGTTACAGGAATGAATGTTGAGCACAGCTAATATTAATAGCTAAACGTTGTCCACTACCTTAGATTAGGACGACACCACTGGGGGTTACTCGAAAGGGTAACCCCCTTTTTTCTTTATAAATAAAAACATGAGTGTTGACAACAACTTATTACCAACAAATGGATTTAAAGTTCTTATTGGTGGAACTACTGAATACCCAAGACTAAATACGTTTGCAATTGGTCTTACCCTTCCTGGGATATCCAACGCAGACGTTTCTACACCATATAGAAATGAGCCTGGGTTTACACCTTCTGAAACATTAAATTATGATGCGCTTTCAATGCGATTTATGTGTGATGAAAAAATGAAGCTTTATGACGAGCTTTATGGCTGGATGAAAACCAACACCAGAACAGCCACACATCAAACTGATGATATCACAATTAACCTGCTAACAAGCCATAACAATATCTCACGAGAAGTAAGATGCACAAACGCATTTCCAACAAGCATTGGATCTGTTGACTTTGATGCGCAAGGTGCGGATATTAGTTTTGCCACTTTTGACATCAGCTTTAGATTTGATGAATTTATTTTTCTAGATTAAAGTAAGCTATATATAAATTATAGTTTATGAATATTGAAGATCTTTTAGAGATGTGGGGTGATGACTCCAAAATTGACGAGCAAAATCTTGATGATACAACCATTCGTGGAGCATCACTTCACAGTAAATACTTAGAGCTTCATTCAGTAGCTAAGTTAAGATTAAAGAAGAAAGAACAAGATCTTTCCATTCTTAAAAAGGACAAGTGGTTGTGGTTTAACGGGAAGATGGAAAAAGAGGATATGGACAAGCACGGTTGGCCTTATGATCCATTTAACGGAATGAACAAACCACTTAAAACAGACCTTCAGCAATTCTACGATTCTGATAAAGATATTATGGAAGCAAGTATGCAAATTGAATATCAGAAAACTTATGTTGAGGTGTGTAAGGAAATACTTGATAACATTAAGTGGAGACACACCCAGATTAAAAACATAATTGACTGGAGAAGGTTTCAATCTGGAGCTTAATATGTTTACTGTAGAAAAGATAGATGAATCGGTTATTCGGTTAGACAGCGACGACAGTGGCGCACTAATGGATTTGGCCGAGGCGTTTACTTTCTACGTGGACGGGTATAAATTTATGCCCGCGTATCGCAACAAAATTTGGGACGGTAAGATTCGTCTTTACGATGCTCGGCGAAGAACCCTTCCTTATGGCTTGCTTTACAAGTCTTTGCAGTTTATATCCGAACGTGGCTATGAAGTTAAACTTGATCCCGATTTAAAGCCGAAAGACGTGCCAGAACAGGAAGAGCTTTTAGAGTTTATCAACTCGCTTGATATTAGAACTGGTGGTAAAAAGATTGAGCCAAGGGATTACCAAGTTGAAGCGTTTATTAGATCTATAGTACAACGGCGGTCACTTATTATTAGTCCAACGGGTTCAGGAAAAAGTCTTATCATTTATTTAATGATTAGATACTTCTTAGCAAATTACAAGAACCGAGCTCTGATTATTGTTCCAACAACTTCCTTGGTAGAGCAAATGAAAAAGGACTTTGCTGATTATAGTTCGCACGACCCAACCTTTGATGCTGATGTGTTGTGCCACCAAATTTATTCAGGAAAGGAGAAGCACAACTTTGAAGCTAATGTTGTTATCACTACTTGGCAAAGCGCTATTAAGTGTGGTAAAGGATGGTTCACTCAATACGGTATGGTGATAGGGGATGAAGCACATTTGTTCAAAGCTAAAAGCCTTAATTCTATCATGAACAATTTGTCAGGTGCTGGATATAGAATTGGTACAACAGGTACTTTAGATGGAAGCCAGTGTAATGAACTTGTTCTTATTGGAAACTTTGGTCCTATACACAAAGTGATTACTACAAAGAACCTTATTGATAACGACACACTCGCCAATCTTAAGATTCAATGTATTGTTTTAAAGCATGATGACGTGTTGAGAAAGGCTGCCGCTAAGATGGATTATCAGGCGGAGATTGCAACCATTGTAGAGCATCCGCTGCGCAACGAGTTTATATCAAAGTTGGCACTAAGCCAAAAAGGAAACAGCTTGGTGATATTCAATCTTGTCAAGAAACACGGTAAGCCACTTTATAATATGATAAAAGAAATGGCTGACGATGACAGAAAAATCTTTTATGTTAGTGGAGAAGTTAACGCCACTGAAAGAGAAACGATTCGTGAAATTACCGAATCGGAAAAGGATGCGATTATTGTTGCTTCTGCAGGAACTTTTAGTACAGGCATTAATATTAAAAACCTTCACAACATTGTATTTGCAGCGCCAACAAAAAGTCAAATCAGAGTTCTGCAAAGTATTGGTCGAGGACTAAGAAAGTCAGATGACGGCCAGGGTACTACCATTTACGATATATCCGACAACCTTTCATGGCGCAAAAGAAAGAACTATACAATGAAACATGCGCAGGAAAGAATTGAGATATATACTAGAGAAGGTTTCAATTACAAAGTTTTTGAAATTCAAATGAATATGCCTGATGATACCAAGTGACGATTACCTTAACTACCTTAACAATGTCGATATCCGCGCAATCACAACTACCGCTGGTCGATGCATTGTTGGTGAATACCATAGCAGCGATGAACATGGTTTGTTCCTGATTAATGCGTTTGTATTTGAACCTTTCGCGGTTGAACCACTTTATCCTTTTAGCTTTAATGTTCCTTTCCTGATTCTTGACGAACGAATTGAATCAGAGATGGCTGCAGGAATTGCCTTGAAGAAACAGTATTATGATCAGTATACTGACTATAGAATCAAGATGTTCGAGGATGAAACTCTGGATTAAACTTCAGCAGTGTTTTAAATCTTGATAAGATTATTATACCAAAATTCGATAAACATGTAAAGGATAAAAGTAAGAAAAGTTAAAAAAGTTTTAGCTGATTTTTATTTACATAAGTCCTGTTTATTGATATAATTAGAATATGCCAAATCCAAGTAAGAAACGTACTAGGCGGAGAAAGGACTCTGTTGACTACGTTAATAACAAAGAATTCGGAGAAGCTGTAGCGGCGCATGTCCGAGGAGTAAAAGAAGACGAAGCCAAAGGCGAAGAGACGAGACCAATAACCGATTATGTTGGTTTATGTCTTTATAAAATCGCAAATGGTTTATCCCGTAGCCCCAACTTTATTAACTATACCTACAGAGAGGATATGGTTATGGATGCTGTAGAAAACTGCGTTAAGGTGATTAACAATTTTGATATTGATAAGCCAACCCGTACCGGTGTTCCAAACGCTTTTAGTTACTTTACTCAAATCAGTTACTTTTGCTTTCTTCGTCGAATCGCAAAGGAAAAGCGACAAACCGAAATCAAGCAAAGGATAATCGACAACACTTCTATTGATGCCTTTGCCGAATTTGGTACCGACGATATTAACGCCATTGGTGAATCAATTGTTGAAAGAATGCGTCACCGCAATGGCATGTGGGACGATGATTGCTGGGTCGATCAAGACGAGGACAAACCACCACCAAAGAAAAAGAAACGTGGACGTCCTGCAAAAAAGGCTGTCACCAACGGTCCTTTAAACGAATTCTTTAAAGAAGATGAGTAAGATAGTAGTAATTACAGATACACATACCGGTGTTAAGAACGGCAGTGAGATCTTCTTAAATTACGCAGAAAGGTTTTACGAAGAAGTATTCTTTCCTTACTGCAAGAAGAACGGTATCACACAGATTCTTCACCTTGGTGATTACTTTGATCATCGGCGGTTTGCCAATATCAAGGTACTTGCCCGTAACAGAAGTATGTTCATTGATCGCCTTAGAGAAGAAGGTATGACCATGGATTTGATCCCAGGCAACCACGATGTTTTCTACAAAAACACAAATGATTTAAATAGCTTAACAGAAATTCTTAGTCATTACGATGACGTAATTAACCTTCACATGGATCCAACGGTAGTCAGTTATGATGGCTTGGATATTGGTTTACTACCTTGGATCAATGAAGAAAATTACGAAGAGTGTATTGACTTTATCAAAACAGTAAAGGCACCGTTTCTTGGTGGCCACCTTGAGCTTGCAGGATTTGATATGATGAAAGGCGTTCAGTCTTCTAGCCATGGAATGGCATCGGATATCTTTTCCAGATTTGAAACCGTGATGAGCGGTCACTATCATACAAAAAGTACAAAGGGTAACGTTCATTATCTGGGTACTCCTTATGAGCTTACTTGGGCTGACTGCGATGATCCAAAATACTTTCACGTAATTGATACCGAAACACGGGAGCTTACTCCGGTTAGAAATAAGATTACGATTTACAACCGAATGCGATATGACGACATTAACTCAACCGATGATGTTGCGGCGGAGCTGAAAAAGATTAACTTTGATGTGGTAAGTGGATCATACATTAAAGTGGTTGTGGTTAACAAGAAGAACCCGTTTCTTTTTGACAAATACATTGATGAAATTGTTGCTAGGAATCCATTTGATTTAAAGATTGTTGAAAACTTTGACGAATACCTTTCCGAAAACGTAGATGAAACTGCGCTTGAGTTAACTGATACAATCACCCTTTTAAATACATATGTGGATTCGGTTCAAACTGACTTGAATCGAGATCGCATTAAAAATAAACTTCAAGAGCTTTACGTCGAAGCTCAAACCCTAGATGCACTATGATTAATTTTAAGACAGTGGAATATAAAAACTTTCTTAGTGTGGGATCAAACCCAATTAAGATTAACTTCATGGATTCTCGTTCAACGCTGATCGTTGGACATAATGGTTCGGGTAAGAGTCTTATGCTTGATGCGTTAAGCTTTGGACTTTTCGGTAAACCCCATAGAGCAATTAATAAGCCTCAACTTGTTAATAGTATCAACGGAAAGAAGTGCGAAGTAACAGTTGAGTTTAGTATCGGCACAAAGGAATACAAGATTGTTCGTGGTATTAAACCTAACATCTTTGAGATCTGGGTTGACGGTGAAATGATTAACCAAGAATCACATTCACGGGATTATCAAAAGCTACTTGAAACAAACATCCTCAAGCTTAATCATAAAAGCTTTCACCAGGTTGTGGTTCTTGGTAGTTCAAACTTTGTTCCGTTTATGCAGCTGCCTACTTATCAAAGACGGGCGGTAATTGAAGATCTTCTTGATATTAGTATTTTCTCGAAGATGAACCAAGTGCTAAAGGAATCGAGTGGTAAGCTTAAGGATAAGTTAACTGAAGCCGAACACGATCTGGAGTTGGTCAAGTCTAAAGTGGCAATGCAAAATAAACACATTGACAAATTGGTAAAGATTGGCGAAAGTAACGACGCAAAATATGATGAAGAACTGAAAGAAGTTGAAGAGCAGATTGACGTATACATTAAAAGTAATCAGCAGCTGCTTGAAGAGTATCAGGAAAAGTATCCTGTTGCTAAAGCAAAGGTCGACAAGCTTAATGAATCAATTGCAAGCATCAGCGATAGTGATAAAGGAATTGCAACAAACATTAGTACGGTTGATAATGACATTAAGTTTTATACTGATAACCGTTCTTGCCCGACCTGTCAGCAGCAATTGAGCGAAGCTTTTTGCGAAAACAAGATTGAGAAAAGTAAAAAGTGGAGAGGTAAACTCGTGGACGGTAAAGCCGCTCTTCAACAGCATCTTACTAAGGCTACCTCCGATCTTAAAGATAGTCAAGAAGAGCTTAATCGTATTCTCCAGCTTAATCATACGCTAACTACCAACCAGTCTCTGATTGCTCAATTCAATAAAAGAGCAGATGAACTTAAAAAGCAAAAAGGTTCAATATCCTCGGATAAAGACTTGGAAACCGCAAAGGCCGATCTTGACGATCTTAGAGAATCACGTGAAACAATCAGTAACGATAAGTCTGCTCTGATTGAGGAAAGACATTATAATGAAGTTCTTTCTGAACTGTTAAAGGATACCGGAATCAAGACTAAGATTATTCAGCAATACCTTCCAGTAATGAACAAGCTGATTAACAACTACCTTCAAGTACTTGACTTCTTTGTTAGCTTTGAGCTTGACGAAAACTTTACTGAAACAATCAAGTCTCGACACCGCGATGCGTTTTCATATTCATCTTTTTCTGAAGGTGAAAAGCAGAGGATAGATTTAAGCTTGTTGTTTGCTTGGAGACAAATCGCCAAAATGAAGAACTCCGCAAATACAAACTTGCTTATGCTTGATGAGGTATTTGATGCAAGCCTTGATATTGATGGAATTGACAATCTCTTGAAGATTATGAATACCCTTGATGAAGAAACACGGGTATGTGTTATTAGCCACAAGCAGGATCTTCTTGAAGGAAAGTTCGAGCGAAAGATCGAGTTTGAACGCCGCCAAAACTTTACAAACGTGAAATCCATTACATAGTAAGATTGTAACTCTATTGTTATTAACGAGTTACAATTGTGAAATCTGTGAAAAGTGGCTCGTTTTGGATTATTAGGTAAATTATACTGCTTTTGGATATTAACTACCCATTTCTCGTGATTTACTAGGAAACTGGTCTTCGAACCCCCGTATTCTGGGGGATTGTGAAAAAAATGCTCTTTTTTTAGCATTTTAGTATTTACATTTTTGCGGAAATATGGTAGAATATATCTGTAACGGTACTACAATCCCCACCACCTACTATATTATGACTCAAGCCGCTAACCCAACACGCCTCTTAAATTCCTCCTATCACATTAACGCCCTGCATGGGACTTATACCTGTTATTCGGAATTTGCTGACGGCTCAGCTAAACTGGAGGAATTCCGTAAGGAGGCTCCCGTCTCCAAGCTGGTTTACTCGGAGCAATTCGAGGCTGGATCGGAGGATGCCACCACCTGCATAAAGGTGGCAAGGAAAAACGCTAAAATCTACAACTTCCTTTAAGGTTAATATCCAACTTTTTATATTATGTTAGATACACTTGATCAGCCACAGCATAACATTAGCTTTGAGCATCAGCGGCAACTCGCCAAGCTTCTTGCTAAAGAGAACATCCGAGTCCGCCAAGGGAATTACAAAACCGCTTTCTTTGATGTTAAGAAGCGTGTACTAGGTCTTCCCACTTGGAACCTTGAATCAAAGGATGTCTCCGACCTTCTTGTCGGACACGAAGTAGGACACGCGCATTGGACACCGCAAGATGGTATTAAATTATACCACGAGCGATTTGGTAAAGAGGCTCCATTTGATATCGCCAATGTTGTTGAGGACATTCGTATTGAACGTAAGATTCTTGCTGCATTCCCTGGCTTGGTAAGAGCATTTACAAAAGGCTATACCCATCTTCTTAATAATGACTTCTTTAAAATAAGAGGACGGGACGTCAATGAACTTAACTTTATTGATCGTCTTAACCTTAAAGGTAAACTCCGCCATCTTATTAATGTGCAGTTTGACGAATGGGAAACAGAGGTTTATAACAAGTGCTTAAAGGCTGAAACCTACGAAGAGGTACTTGATATTTGCGGAGAGATTATTTCTAAGCTTCCAAAAGATAATCCTTCGACACAAGAAGAACCGTTCAACCCTGGGAAAGATTCTGGAGAGGATGGTGGAGATGATGATAGTCTAGACATTGACATTCGTGGAAACACGCCTGACCCTTCAATGAATGAAGAAGACGGTGATAAAAATGATTCTATTTCTGACCAAGATCAAAACGAAAATGATAAAGATGAATCTGATCAAACAGCCGACACTCTTAATAAAGACGAAGAAGCTGAAGAATCATTGAGAAAAGAAAATTCCGTCGGCAGTGAAGGTGATGATGACTATGACTATTCCGATGCCATTTCAGAAACCCAGCGCGCCTTTGATGAAGAACTGGAAAACTCCCAAGAAGACTGGGACGGAACAATTTACGCCGATGCTCCTAGTCGTGAGCAGATAGAGAAATGCATTTGCCCTCTTGATAAAGTCCGAGCGGGAAGAAGGGTGAATCTTTCATTATACAATAATCTGATGACAGATCTGAATGAGGATCATTCGTGGACAGCATTCAAGAAAGATTCTAAAAAGAGTGTTGCTCTTCTTGTCAGAGAATTTGAGCGTAAAAAGTCTGCTTACGAATACTCTCGAGCACAGAGCTCCTCTACCGGAGCCATTGACCCAAACAAACTTCATTCTTACAAGTATGAAGAGCAGATCTTTAAGTCGGTTACCAAATTGGCTACTTCAAAGGATCACGGAATGGTCTTCTTTATTGACTGGAGCGGGAGTATGAGTAGAGTACTTCACGATGTGATCGAACAAGCCCTTCAATTGGCTTTCTTTTGTAAAGCAATTGGCATACCTTTCGAGGTTTACGGTTTTACAACTGGAAGAAATTGGCGCCAAGAGAAAGAGATTCTTGCCGACCAAGTTGGCACTACGGTATCCTTATCAGGAACCCACGTCTTTGAGCTGTTAAACTCAAGTATTTGCAAAAGAGAATTTGAAGATGCGTGTAAGGAATTGTTTGTTGGATCGCGATCATGGGGCAATACGTTTCAGAGCGACCTTGAGTCTTTAGGAGGAACCCCTCTTTTTGATACCGTGTTCATCGCTGCGGAAATTGTAAATAAGTTTCGAGCTCAGCACAAAGTTCAAAAGCTCCACACCATGTTTCTTACTGATGGCGAGTCAAGCGCTTTAAATTATATTTCTGATGATGAAAACGAAAAGTTTGAAAAACCTATGGTGGCCAATGGCGATGCACCTAAAGGCTATTACTCTTACTCAGCTAGAAAGGAATATGTTCGTTGGGGTAATACTTTAATTGGGCCTGATGCCTTTAGAGCTCGTCACCGGCAGTCAACTTATAGGCAGCTTGTTCTTAACTTTAAAAAGATGACGGGTTCTTCCGCGATTTGCTTCTTTCTTGGAGAATGCCGTGACGCCAAGAGCGCAGGGATTACTGCAATAACTCATTCATCTAAATTTAAGGCGACCGATTGGTATCAAGGTACAGAGGAATACAGGGAGTTGCGAAAGAAGTGTGTAAAAGACAAAAGCAGGACCCTCTTTATTGAGGACGGCTTAGGATATGACGGATACTTTATTATTGAAACAAGTAGGGTGAGGATTGAAAACACTGAGCTTGAAGTAGAAGAAGATCTTGATTATAGTAAAGCAGCTGATGTCAACAAACTTGCTAAAAAGTTTTCCACTCAGAACAGAGACAAGCGGACATCCCGTGTGTTTCTATCCAAATTTAGCGATCTTATATCATAAAGGGTAACTTTATTATTTACATTTACCGAAAACTGTGGTATAATATACTAGTAACCAAACTACACTCCACTACATTATGAAAAACGATAACGTGATTAACACCATAAATGAACTAAAAGCAATGGGCAAATTTCCTGTTGCCAAGACTTCTGACGTATACACCGCCGCTCGAAAGAATGGCCATAGTTACAACAGTGCCAAATCAACTTTCCTTATTCCTTCAGCCTCTGCAGGCAAGAGAGGGGTTTGGAACCTTGAAGCCTTTGAAAACGGTCAAGCGCCAATCTCGGTTCCGGTTCCTGCTCCAGCACCAACTACAAACACTGCATTTCAAATGTCCAGTGGTTCCGTTCGCAGCGTTCACAGTGAAGAGGTTTATGTTCCAGCCGTTAATAAAAACTTTGTTCAATGGGGCGAGTACAAGAACATCAAGAAGATTATTGATTCACAAAGGTTCTTCCCAGTTTATATCTCAGGCCTGAGCGGCAACGGCAAGACCATGATGGTCGAGCAAGCGTGTGCTAAAACCAAGCGCGAATATGTTCGAGTCCAGATCTCACCTGAGACGGATGAAGATGATTTGATCGGTGGCTTTCGTCTTATTAACGGAGAAACGGTTTTTCAGAAAGGCCCTGTTATCAAGGCCATGGAAGCAGGAGCCATTCTTCTTATCGACGAAATCGACAGAGGATCAAACAAGATAATGTGCTTGCAAGGTGTTCTTGAAGGTAACCCTGTTTTGATTAAAAAGACAGGGGAAACGGTATCTCCTGCAAATGGATTTAACATTATTGCCACTGCAAATACAAAAGGTCAAGGCAGTGATGATGGTCGATTTGTTGCAGCTCAGGTTATTGATGAAGCCTTTCTTGAACGTTTCGTTGCTAACATTGAACAGTCCTTTCCATCATCCCCTATTGAATCCAAGATTGTTGGAAAGCACATGAACAGTTACGACGTAGAGGATTCGGAATTTATTACCAAATTGGTTGCTTGGAGCAAGATCATTCGAAAGACCTTTGATGATGACGGTGTTGATGAAGTGGTTTCTACTCGCCGACTCTGCCATATTGCTAAAGCCTATTCTATCTTTGGTAACCGCCTTACCGCAATCAAGATGTGTATCTCTCGCTTTGAAACCGAAACACGAGATGCCTTTCTTGATCTTTATACTAAGATTGACGCAGGAGAAATTGATCCTGATGCCGAGGAAACCCCAACTGCTGAACTACTCGACAAAGACGGTCCAGTCCCATTCTAATTTAACAATTTGGCGTGGCCTTCGCCAATTAACAACACTACAGGCCAAAACACAAAGTAATAAAACATAATATGACTAAAAGACAAATCAACCGATTGACAAAACTTGTTCTTGTTAAGACACAAAAAGAAGCTGTGATGACAGCACTTGAAGCAGGATACGAGCCTTCACCCGCTGACCTCAAAGCAGCTGGTGTAACCGATCCTTATCGCGTCGTGAATACACTACGCTACGAGCAAGGTGCGCCAATTTATCTTAATAACCGATACGACTCTCGCGGCTCTCGTGTTAGCCGCTACCGTTTGGGTACACCTAAGCAGCACTCCTAGTAGTGCTAATTAGAAGGGTGGCTGGGTATTGTGGTGGTGCCCAGCCACCATTACTTTTTTATTTACATTTCCCTGAATTTATTATATAATAGAACCATGACAAATCTATCTACTGAAACACTTGAAGTACTTAAGAACTTCGCAAGTATTAATCCTAACCTTGTTGTGAAGGCCGGTGAGCCTCTCTCGACTATCGCAGAAGCAAAGAACGTATTCGCAAAGGCAACCATTCCGGATCCTTTTAAAAGCGACTTTGGCATTTACGATTTAAATGAATTCATTAACGTGGTGAACCTTGTTGGCGATCCTACTCTTGAGTTTAGTGATGAATCTGTTTTGCTTAAGAACGGCCGGAGTAAAGCTTCTTATCGTTTTGCTGATGCCAATATTCTTACAGCTCCAACGAGCCAAATCAACATGCCCGCTGCCGATGTAAGCGTAACGGTTACTGCCGATCAACTTTCTCAAGTTCGTAAAGCAGCTGCTGTTCTTGGCCACTCGGTTGTTTCGATTGTTGGTAAAGAAGGTGCTGTTAGCCTTAGTGTTACCGATAATAAAAACTCTTCCGCCAATACATTTGACATGGTGGTTGATGAAGACAATGATTGTAAGTCTGAGTTTGACTTTCAGTTTCTCATCTCAAACATTCGTGTAATTGGTGGTGATTATAATGTTGCTGTTAGCTCCAAGTTTATCTCTCGCTGGGAAAATACTGCAGCTCCCATCGAGTACTTTATTGCTCTTGAAAAATCCTCAACGTTTACTGCATAATATATAAAACATGACAGAAGAACAATCCACATCTACCGTTCCTGTGCTGCTTGCTGACGTTGCAACCACGGCACAACTTATTGACATTTGCTCAAAGCGAGGAGCGTTTAAGGCTGAAGAACTAAGCGTTGTTGGTGATCTTTTTAAACGACTTGTCGTGCATCTTCCTTCACCTCCCGAAGAAGAGGAAGAAGAAGAAGTATCAGCTGAACAGCTTGAGTTCAACTTTGCTGAATAAGAATAAGGGGGTATAGCTCAGTTGGTAGAGCACCTGCTTTGCAAGCAGGCGGTCCGGAGTTCAAATCTCCGTGCCTCCATTTTAAATTGATTATGAAAAAAACAATCTTACTTTCTCTTCTTGGGGTAACTGCCTTTCTTGGCTCTTCCTGTACACCCGGCGAACGCGGTGCTGTTGCTGGTGGTGCCGTAGGTGCTGGTGTTGGTGCCCTAATTGGTGATAGCACAGGAGCTCTTATCGGCGGTGCCGTAGGCGCAGTGGCTGGATCAGAACTCACTAAGAACCGAGCTTATCGCAACCGCCAACCGCAACCTTATTACAATTATCCACGGCCACCTTATAATCATCCCCGGCCTAGTTATAGTTATCCCCGCTCACCTTATTACAATTATTAATTTTGAAAGATCTTCCTACACAAAAACGCGCGTATGTTTGTAAAGTGCCAAATCGTAAGGCTAGGACCTCGGCTTCAAGTGAATACTTTCAAGTGTTTATTGAAGACAGCAAGCCTCTTTTGTTTACTGCGTCTGAACTGACCAACGCAGCCAAGCGTGCTGAAAAAAATCCAGAGGACATTATCCCAATTAATTTTGTTGATCCTGTTCCTTCCGCTCCAAAGATTATTGAAGTCCCAGCCAAAGGTATTTTTGCCAAACTTTTTCAAGGGTTTAGGACTTTAGGAGGAGAGTGAATGCGTCATGAATGAGCAAATACTTTTTGGCTTTGCAGGAATTGCAATGGTATTGATTTGCGCTTATGCGCTTATTGATCTTACCAGTCCTTAAGTATTAACCTTTATGGTTTACATATACCTTTAAATATGTTATAATATTATTATGAATAAAAGTGAATTCCTGTGGGTCGAAAAATATAGACCCCAAACTATTAATGAATGCATTCTTGACAAGGATCTTAAAGACACCTTTAATGCAATCGTAAAAAGCGGTGAGCTGCACAACATGCTTCTCGCTGGAACCGCCGGCACAGGTAAGACAACCATTGCCAAAGCATTGTGTAATGAACTGGGTTTGGACTGGATGCTGATCAACGGATCGGAAGAAAGCGGAATCGACGTTCTTAGAAATAAGATTAAACAGTTTGCTAGTACTGTAAGTCTAACTGGCGGAATTAAAGTTATCATTCTTGACGAGGCCGATTACTTAAACGCACAAAGTACACAGCCCGCGCTTCGCGGATTCATTGAAGAGTTTAGTAATAACTGTCGGTTTATTCTTACGTGCAACTTTAAGAATCGCCTTATTGAACCTCTTCATAGCAGGTGCGCAGTTGTTGAGTTTAATACAAATAAGAAACAACTTGCCGGACTTGCAAGTAAGTTCATGGGTCGGCTCAAGGATATTCTTGACAAGGAAGGTATCACTTATAACGAAAAGGTTATTGCCGAACTTATTATTCGCCATGCTCCGGATTGGCGTAGGGTTATTGGCGAGTGTCAGAGATACAGCAGCACTGGAGAGATCCCAGCAGCCATTCTTATTGGTAACAGCGATGAAAGCGTTGCCGAGGTAATTACGCATCTCAAGTCAAAGGACTTTAAGAGTATGCGATCGTGGGTAGCAAACAACGCAGCATTGGATACTTCTGCTATTTTCCGAAAGATATATGATGTCTTGAATGATCACGCTGATGCAACTGGTGTTCCTTCTGCCGTTCTTATTCTTGCGGATTATCAATATAAGTCGGCATTTGTAGCTGACAGAGAGTTAAACATGGTTGCTTGCCTTACCGAACTTATGGCTAACGTAGCTTGGAAGAAGTAAGATGGCTAAAAAAGAAAAGAAGCTTTCTTTCTTTGATGTGGTAACAAACATCAATAGTGGACCTAACTCAAAAGACATTTTAGAAGATGCAACCGCATATAGTGATGAAGCGGTAGCGGTTGACTCACCTGAAAAGGCTTATGTTCCATTTATGATTAACCGAGCCATGTCTTACTTTCAGGATACTGTTTTGTTTGCCAATGAGATGAATCAATACGCAAGCTTACCAGCCCGTATGCAGTATGACTTTTTGCGAAATACTATTCGTCCCCGCCGACGGTTTAGTAAGTGGTTTAAAGCTGTGCCTGATGATAAAGATATTGAAGTTATTAAAGAACACTATGGGTATAGCTCTGAAAAGGCAAGAGAAGTACTTCCGTTGTTTACCCAATCCGCATTAACCGAGCTGCATAAGCTAAGGGATAAAGGAGGCCGCTAATAAGAATATAAATAAGATTATGAATGATAATTTTCAAAATGATTATGTTGAATGGACACCCGAGAATATGCTCGAAGTCCATTTGAATGAACCTGACGATTTTTTAAAGGTGAAGGAAACACTTTCCAGAATTGGGGTTGCTTCAAATCGAGATGGCAACACTCTTTTCCAAAGCTGTCATATTCTACACAAGCAAGGACGTTACTTTATTCTTCACTTCAAAGAATTGTTTATGCTTGATGGAAAGCCTGCCGACTTTACTCTTGATGATCTTAGACGAAGGAATACTATTTCAATTTTACTTTCCGACTGGGGACTGATTCGCTTGGCCCAACGCGACCAGATAACCGAAACAACTGATCTGAAAAAGATTAAGATTATTTCGTTTAAAGAAAAGTCTAATTGGGTACTTAAAGAAAAATATACAATTGGTAATGTTAAGAAACAGTATAAATAGTCTATAAATATAAATAGAATAACAATAGTACTTTACTTATGAAGGTTAATCCATTAAATATCGCCGCCGCTGCATCTCTCACAGCAAATGCTTCCACTGTTGACGACTCGCAACAAGTGCTTGTTCAAAACACATCTTCAAGTGGGCGTTACATTCATGTTGAACAAGGTAGTACGGGAACTCGTATTGCATCATTTTACTTGCAGCCAAATCAAAGTGTTTTGGTTCGTAAAGATTACGATGATGAAATCTTTGCTTCAACAGCTTCTTCTGGAACAGGTGCAGCAACTGACGTGCTCTTCACAAAAACTGGTTTTTACGCATAACGCAAATGAAGATTCAGCCGCTTGGTTTAATTACCTTTGCTGAAGGACAATCATCTGCTACAACGCTCGAAGAAGCCCAGCAGGTACTTGTTCAAAATACCCAGTCCCAAGTAAGGTACATTCATATTCAACCTAACGGTTCTTCAGGATATGATTCTTCTGTGGATTTTGTATTTGCTATACAAGGTAATAAAAGTGTTTTGGTTCGTAAAGATTACGATGAAGAGATATACGCAACCGATGATCTTGACGGAGATAACGGATCAAACGACGTACT